AAAAACAGGTTTAGTACAAGTAGTTGGTGACGGTGTAAATATCGATAGATATTGGAAACACTACGCTTTATTCGATAAAGCGCCAGGGTCATCTGCAAACGCAGTCAAAGTTGGTGCATCAAATGATGAAGCACACATTGTCGTTGTTGACGAGGATGGTTTAATCTCAGGTGTGCCAGGTGAAGTGTTAGAAACATATGGTTTCGTTTCACTTGCATCAGACGCTAAAGATGAACAAGGACGTTCAAACTACTATAGAGACGTAATTCAAAGAAGTTCAAACTATGTGTATTGGAGTGGACACTCAACATCTACTCACTCATCTGCAACAGAATCAAGAACACTTGCAACAGTAGCAGGTGGAACTGCATTCGGTTTACCTAACTTACCTTTAACATCATCATTAACTGGTGGTGCAAACGGAAGAGTAGGTACTGCAGGTCAAATTACAGATGCATATGACACACACTTTGGAGATGCAGAAACAGTAGACGTTTCATTAATTATCATGGGTTCTGCAAGAACTGATAATGGTAGTGGAACAGAACAAGATATAGTCGCAGACCACAACACAATATTAAACCAGTTAATATTACTTTGTGAAAACAGAAAAGACTGTATGGTTGTTGCATCACCTAGAAAATCATCAATAGTAAACGTTTCACTAGAATCTACACAAGTTTCTAACGTTTTAACAGATTATTCATCAGTGACATCATCATCATACGCAGTATTAGACAGTGGTTGGGTATATCAATACGATAGATTTAACGATAAGTATTGTTGGGTGCCAGGAAATGGACACACTGCAGGTATAATGGCGAGGTCAGACTTATTGAGTGATGCATGGTTCTCACCTGCTGGTTTCACAAGAGGTCAGTATTTAGGAATCACTAAACTTGCATTCAACCCTAAGAAGTCTTCAAGAGACGACTTATACCGTGCAAGAATCAACCCAATAGTGACGTTTGCAGGTCAAGGAACAGTATTGTTCGGAGATAAAACTGCATTATCAAGTCCTTCTGCATTCGATAGAGTGAATGTAAGAAGATTATTCATCGTATTAGAGAAAGCAATCTCAACTGCCGCTAAATCTCAATTATTTGAGTTCAATGATGCATTTACACGTGCTCAATTTAGAAGTGCAGTAGAACCTTTCCTAAGAGATGTGAAGAACAGAAGAGGTTTAGTAGACTTCTCAGTAGTTTGTGACGAAACAAACAACACTGATTCAGTCATAGACAGAAACGAGTTTGTATGTTCAATCTTTGTGAAACCTGCTAAATCAATTAACTTTATCACTCTTAACTTCGTAGCCGCAAGGTCAGGGGTTGAGTTTGAAGAAATTTATAGTGCAGTATAACAGGAGTATATAAATGGCAACAATAGACCAATTTAAAGCACAATTAATCGGTGGTGGCCCACGTGCAAACAGATACAGAGTCTTTATACCTAGAAGTGGTGAAAAGATAGAGTTTCTATGTACTGCTGCTCAGATTCCTGCTGCTAATGTCAACGTTATCTCTGTACCTTTCAGAGGTCAAAATTTAAAACTCGCAGGAGATAGAACTTTTGATGACTGGACTATTACAGTGATAAACGACATAGAGTTTTCTTCTAGAACTGCTTTAGAAGCATGGCAGGAAGATATTGCATCATTGACAACAACAGATGCAGCTCTTAACACTGATTATCTACTATCACGTGCATTTGTAGAACAATTGCATAAAGATGATTCTGTTCTTGCGAGATATGAGTTCTTTAATATATTCCCTAATGTAATAGGAAATATTGCATTATCAAGTGACGAAGCAGCTGCTTTAGAAACATTTGATGTGACTTTCTCATACTCTCACTGGGATAGAGTTAAGTAATTAGTTGTGAATACTACCACAAATTGGTGGTATAAATATTAGTATGGAATTATTTGGGTTTGAAATCACTCGTAAAAAAGACGAGTTAAGAAATACGGAGGCACCGAATGCAAAGTCATTCGTGCCACCAGTTGATGATGACGGTACTCCCGTTATTCAACAACAGGCTGGATATATCTCAGGAGGTGCCTATGGTGCCTTTGTTGATATGGAAGGTGGTATCAAAAATGAGGCAGAACTCATTCGTAGATACCGTGAAACATCTTTAGTTCCTGAGTGTGACTCTGCAATTGAAGATATTGTTAATGAGTGTATCACATCTGATGTTTCAGATAAGATTGTGACACTCGACCTCAGAGATGTTAAACTCTCTGATAGTATCAAAAACAAGATACAAGACGAGTTTAATCTAATCTTATCAATGATGAAGTTCAATCAGAACTCTCACGAAATATTCAGAAAATGGTACGTTGATGGAAGAATATACTTCCATAAGGTTGTTGATGGTAAACGACCTAAATTAGGTATTGTTGATTTAAGAAATATTGACCCATTAAAGATTAAAAAAGTTAGAAACGTAGAAAAAGAAAAAGACCCTAAAACAAAGATAGAAAGAATTAAAAAGGTCGAAGAGTTCTACATGTTCAACGACAGAGGATTTGATAAATCTTCTGCATCGGAAGGAACAACAGTTAAAATTGCACCTGAGGCAGTATCATATACAACTTCGGGTTTACTGGATTACACTAAGAATGTTGTAATCGGTTATCTGCATAAAGCATTGAAGACTGCAAATCAGTTATCAATGATGGAAGATGCACTTGTAATCTATAGGATTTCACGTGCTCCTGAAAGAAGGATATTCTACATTGACGTAGGAAACCTTCCAAAAGCAAAAGCAGAACAGTATCTTGCAGACGTTATGAACAAGTATAGAAATAAACTTGTTTACAATGCAGATACAGGTGAAATCAAAGATGATAGAAAACATATGAGTATGTTGGAAGATTTTTGGTTGCCTAGAAGAGAAGGTGGTAGAGGAACAGAGATTACTACCCTGCCTGGTGGACAAAACCTTGCAGATATAGATGATATCGAATACTTCAAGAAGAAGTTATATCAATCTCTTAATGTCCCATCTTCTAGAATGGAAGCAGACAATGGTTTTAACATGGGTCGTGCATCCGAAATTAATAGAGATGAACTTAAGTTTAATAAGTTCACAAACAGACTTCAGAAGAAGTTTGCAAGAGTTTTCATAGACATTCTTAGAACTCAATTAGTTCTTAAAGAAATTGTCTCTGTAGAAGAATTTGATAAAATCAAAGAATTCATGCAGTTTAATTATGCAACCGACAACCACTTTACAGAGTTGAAGGATGCAGAGATACTAAGAGAGAGAATAGATACTCTCGGACAAGTATCAGAGTATGTTGGTAGATATTACTCAAAAGACTGGGTTAGAAAATATGTTCTAATGCAATCTGAAGAAGATATCAAAATAATCGACAAACAAATTGAAGATGAAAAAGGTGACGCTGAAGAAAGTGAAGACGATTTTGGGAGATTTTAATAAATGAGTAGTGAAATAGCAAAACAAATAGTAGACCAAATAGAACAAGGTCAATTGAATGATGCAAAAGATAGTATATCTCAAGGTATCAAACAGAAAGCCGCAGAAGTAGTAGACATGAAAAGAGTCGAAATGCAGGTTGATTGGGTCGATAACGAACCAAACGAACCAACAGGTGAGTAATGAAAAGTTTCTCTTCTGTTTTAAATGAACTAAATGAATCAAGGAAGGATATTCCTGTAGGTTCATTTGAAGTAAAAAGAAAGTTCATTGAAATAGGAGAACAAAGATTTAACGTAGTATACACCTTAAAAAATGGTGAGTACAACATCAATATTGATGGTAATAAGTTAAACGAATCCTTTAAGAGTTTAAAGGATGCAGAACAAGAGTTTAATAATATCCGTTATGTAATGAAAGATTTGATTGAAAAGGATACAAATATAGAGGAAATTATCAATGAAATTAATATCAGAGTTTAATGATTACGAGGTCGCACCTGTAATTATAGAATCAAACGAGAAAGGTGAAAAAGAATACTTCATCGAAGGTATCTTTATGCAATCTGAAATTAAAAACAGAAACGGTAGAGTGTATCCTAAAGAAGTAATGCAAAAAGAAGTCAACAGATATAGAAAGGAGTTTGTTGAAAAGAAACGTGCATTTGGAGAGTTGGGACACCCTGAAGGGCCGACTATAAATTTAGACAAAGTTTCTCACTTAATCACGACATTAGAAGAAGATGGAAACAATTACGTGGGACGTGCAAAGATTTTAAGTACACCAAATGGTCAAATTGTTAGAAATTTGATTGATGACGGTGCAAAATTAGGAGTATCATCAAGAGGTCTAGGTTCACTAGAAGAAAAAGGTGGTGCTCAATATGTGAAAGGCGATTTTCAACTTGCAACTGCAGGTGATATCGTTGCAGACCCGTCTGCACCTGAGGCCTTCGTAGAAGGAATCATGGAAGGTGTTGAATGGGTTATGGAGAATGGTATATTAAAGGCAGTTCAAGTAGAACAAATGCAGAAAGAATTACGTTCTGCAAGGTCTTCACAACTAGAAGAAACCAAATTAAACCTTTGGAAAAAGTTCGTTGAGAACCTATAATATATAAATAAATTAAGTAGTTCAATTAGAAACTAAACAGGAGAAAAAAATGGCAGAGTTAGAAAATAACCTAGAAACTATCGAGGAGAAGGCTGTAAAGCAACCTCACGATGGTGCTGAAAAGGGTGATTCAAAACCAGTCAAACAAGGTTCATCTGATGCTGAGTCAATAGAGTCAGGAAAAGTTGAAGTCGTTAAACCTGAAGAAAATCCTGTTGACAAAGCTGTTGCATCAGTTAAGTCTGCTGAAAATGTGAAACCTGTTTCAGGTGATGCACAACAAAAAAACGCAGATAAAGCAGAAGCACAACCAAAATTGAAAAAAGTTTCAGAGGATGAAGCAGAGTCTAAGAAAGACGAAGTAAAATCTTCAAAAATGGAATCAATCAAAGCTATCGTCAACAACATGAAGGAAATGACTAAGGAAGAAATCTCATCAGTATTGGGAACAATTTCTGAAGAAGAGGTTGACGAGAGTTTGACAAAAGCAGAAATCGCTAGAAAAGTAGTTGAGTCTTTAAAGTCTATGGACGAAGAAGCAGTTGCTGAAGTTTATGGGAAAATGAAGAAAAAAGAAGAAGTAGAAGAAGAAGTTGCTGAAACAGAAGTTGAAGTAGACGAAGAAACTACTGCTGAATTAGAATCTTCACTAGTTGAAATCGAAATAGATGACGACCTATCTAAAATTTCAGAATCTTTAGAACTTTCAGAAGAAAATGCTGAAAAGGCAAAAACTATATTTAAAGCTGCTGTGACTTCTAAAGTTGCAGAAATCAAAGAACAACTTGAGTCTCAGTACTCAGAAGAATTAAAAACCTCAGTAGAGAAAGTTAAAGGTGACCTATCGGAAGCAGTTGACAAGTATCTAACATATTGTGCAGAAGAGTGGTCGAAAGAAAACGAACTCGCAATCGAAAGAGGTTTAAGGTCGGAAATGACTGAAAACTTTATCGAAGGGTTAAAAACATTATTCGTAGAACACTACGTTGATGTTCCTGAAGACAAGTATAATGTCATAGACGAACTTGCAAATCGTCTCGATGAGATGGAACAAAAACTTGACGGTGAAGTCACTAAGAATATGGACATCACTGAAGAGTTGGAAACTCTCAAAAGAGGCAACATTGTGAGACAAGCGGGTGAAGACCTAACTGAATCACAGAGAGAGAAACTAGTTTCACTTGCAGAAGGTGTGGATTATAAATCAGAAGAAGACTTCGCTGAGAAGATTTCTGAAGTTAAAAATGCATACTTCCCTGTAGAAGGTGACAAACTAGTGGAAGATACAGTTGTTGAAGAAGGAACAGGAGTTATCTCTGAGGAATCAGACGAACCAATTCTTGCACCTGAAATCGCAACATATGCTAACGCATTATCAAAACTAAAACCATTAGGTTAATTTAAAGGAAATAAAAAAATGTTTTTATCAGAAAACTTACAGGAAAAGTGGAGTCCAATTCTAGAACATTCCGATTTACCAAAAATCGAGGATAACTACAAGAAGGCTGTCACAGCAGTAATCCTAGAAAACCAAGAAAGAGCTCTTAAAGAAGATAGAGCAACTCTTGAAGAAGCTGCACCTTTAAATGCTACTGGAAGTGCGATATCTAACTGGGACCCGATTTTAATCAGTCTCGTTAGACGTGCAATGCCAAATCTCGTTGCTTACGACATTTGTGGTGTTCAACCTATGACTGGCCCAACAGGACTTATATTCGCCATGAAATCAAGATATCATGACGATGTAGACGCTCTCAGGACTGCAGAATCAGAAGCTTTATTTAATGAAGCTAGAACTGGTTATTCTGCAAACCCTCAGACAACTAATGTTGCTGTAGGTTCAGACCATTCAGGTGACCCATTTAACGGTTCATATGCATCTCAAACAGAAACAGGTATGTCAACAGCTGAAGCAGAAGCTTTAGGTGATGCAGCTGGTAATCATTTCGCAGAAATGAGTTTCACAATTGAGAAAGCTACCGTGACAGCAGTTTCAAGAGCATTAAAAGCAGAATATACATTAGAACTTGCACAAGACCTTAAAGCAATTCACGGTCTTGACGCTGAGTCAGAACTTGCAAACATTCTATCATCAGAAATCCTTGCTGAAATCAACAGGGAAGTAATCAGAGGTGTTAACAACCAAGCTAAAACAGGTGCAGCTGCAACAGCTGTTGCTGGTACATTTAACTTAGACGTTGACGCTAATGGTAGATGGTCTGTTGAAAAGTTCAAAGGATTGTTATTCCAAATCGAAAGAGAATCAAACACAATCGCTAAAGAAACAAGAAGAGGAAAAGGAAACTTTATTCTTTGTTCTTCAGACGTTGCTTCTGCATTGTCAATGGCTGGTGTATTAGATTACACACCTGCTCTTTCAACAAACTTAAACGTTGATGACACTGGTAATACTTTTGCTGGTTTATTAAACGGAAGAGTTAAGGTATACATCGACCCTTATGCATCTGCAGACTACATGACTGTAGGTTATAGAGGTTCTAATCCTTATGACGCTGGTTTATTCTATTGCCCATACGTTCCATTACAAATGGTTCGTGCAGTTGGTGAGAACACTTTCCAACCAAAAATCGGTTTCAAAACTAGATATGGTATGGTAAGTAATCCATTTGTCGGTACTTCACCTGCAAACGGTCTTGCTTCTGCAGGTACTAACCAGTACTTCAGAAAAATGGCAGTTTCTAACATTCTATAAGAATTTAGTAGTTCATTTAAAAGGGGTCTTTTTAGACCCCTTTTTTTATATAAATACTTTATATAATCGTTCATTCACTCTAAATGTAGCAGTGAACGGAAGTAGTCAATGGTGACGAAGGAACGCATCTTCGTTCATCCCATAAGGGACGGAAGTAGGTGATTATACCGAAGGAACGCATCTTTGTAAAAGGAGATGTTATGACTAAATATCAAATCGCACAAATCAAACGTGCAATTAAAAAAGAAATCTCCAAGGAAAATAAAATCTATAAGGTGAAAAACCATGTTATAAACAGAGGTTCATTACCTGATTATATTGCAAAAAATCCTTGGTATTAAACTTAAAACCCCTCGAGAGAGGGGTTTTTTATGTACTAAATAAAAGGTACAATAAAGTACAGACATAACACACATACACACAGGAGGAAATTATGTCAAACGGAAAATCAGGCTTCGAAATCAGAGCCGAATTACTAAACCAAGCACAAGGATTACTAGAAGGTAATATCTATCGTAATAATGAGGCGATTGTTGAACACAACAATAACTTCCAAAACGATAAGAAACCATATGGTGACCAATTTGTGTCAACGGAAGAGGTTATTTCAGTTGCAAGACAATTAAACGAATTTGTTAATGAGAAATAACTATAAATAGTATTGTGGGGTGGAATTATTCACCCCCTTTAGAAGGAATAACTATGACAGATTATGAAAAAACAGTAAAAGTTTTAGAAGGCCCTTGGTCAGATAAAGCATTTCCAAACGGTGAAGAAA